GTATATCAAACATCTGTATGTTCCATCCTGTAATCACATCAGGAACATCTTGCATCCAATAGTTTATGAAAGACGTAAGTAATTCATATTCATTAGGACAATAATTATAAGTTACATTCTTCTGTTTGTTATTAAAAGGTTTACTTCCCCAAGTAATGATCTGCTTAGTTGTATAGTCTTGTATTGTGATTGCCAGAATCTCTTCGACGCACGATGCCACATCAGGGAAACCCTGCTCAGACGTAGTTTCAATATCCAAAGTAACAAGCTTAATTTGAGATATGTCAAACTTGATTTCATCGTCTGGGTATTTCTCTGAAATATATTGGTAAATGTACCTATCATTCCCATATATTTCAAATCCCTCGACATCTTCATATCTCTTATAGAAGTCACGACATTCCCTAACCGTACCTGGATTAATTGCTTCAACTGCTTCTCCATTCAACGTTTTATATTTAGTCTTCTTTTTAGACTTAACAAATAGAGTCGGAAAGAACTCATCACGATGTTCATACCTTCTACCATTCTCAACTCCACGGACCAAGAACTGGTTTCCGATTAGTTGGACATTGGTGTAGAATTTCATTCTTTAATAAGGTCTTGATATTTTTCAAGTAAGGTGGGCGTTGGGTCTACCAATGTAAGTATCTTATCAGAACTCAGCATAACTGTATCATCTTTTGTAATACCATTTAAAAATGGTTCTAAGACAGTTTGACCAGTTTCTGTGTTAATAACAAATGGAGATACTAATTTGCAATCAGGTTCACCAGGAACTGCTGCTGCTACTTCTTCAATCTGTGATATCAGAAGATGATTGTTTGTCAGTGCTATTACTTTCGTTTCCATAATTTACAATGTCCTCTTTGTATAAGTTTATAAGATTGTCAACAGGGTCAACCATAGTAACTACCCAGTCAGCAATAAGTGGTATGGTTTGGTCTTTAGATAAAGGCATCCAAGGGTACATAGAAATTTGCATTCCCTTTTTATCATCCTCTTCTTGGTTCTTGAATAATTTTACCACACAAGGTCGATTAAGGTAATACCCCACAACTCTTTTGGTTTCTTCTTCACCAACAATCATTTCCTGAACATCAGCAATGATGTCCTCTCCCGATTTTAAAAGTAATAATTTAATTGACATGAGTTAAATCCAACGTGTAACTGTTAATTCAATGGAGTTATCATCCATCTCCCACTCTTCTTCTACTTGAAATCCCATTTCCTTAACAGTATTATGAATTGTCATTCTAGCATACTGTTGGTTTACTTTGTCAAGTAACCTTTCTACAGGAATAGGTTGATTCCAAGTTTCAAGATCTGCTACTAATTCATACTCACCTGTTACAGGATGCATACGAAATCCAATATCAGTTCCAATAGCAACCTCAGCCTCTACAGTTTCATGACCAATACCATGAGCACCAGTAACTTTAAGTTCCTGATCTTCCTTTACATCATACTGAAGCAACTCTAGTGCTTCAACCAGTTGTGGTTTGTTCTTGAGTTTGGTTTTGATCGTGCTGAAGTGTGACATTGTTGTTGTTTTTAAAGTATTCGGGTTTGTATTCACGAGTTAGTACTCCCCCAAGCTTAGTATCTATTTGGCGAGTAAGTTCTACACACTCATCTGATGTGGCTCCAATAACTTCTTCAGTTACAAAACCATCTTGTCTAATAGTAAACTTAAGTGTTTGTTGTTCAGGCATGGTTAAAATGAATGATGATGAGTGTCTATGTCTCCATGTTCAATATTATCTATCCTTTCAATGTGCCCATGATCTATATCAATGTGCCATTTTTTCTCAAGAGAATCAGCAATTCTTTCGAGTGCTGAAGCAATCCGTCTAAAGTCTTCACTCATAATAAAGTTTTATCTATAATCATTATAACACAACTTCTCCTATTGTCCATGATTTCAATCCATGACCACTTATTCTTAATTTAATATCATCTTCAACTTCAGAAGGAACTACCAAACAATACCCAATACCAAGATTAAATACTCTTTTCATTTCCTCTTCTGGAACATTACCTTTAAGCATAATAGTACTAAAGATTTTTGGTAATGGCCATGCATTATAATCAACATTTGCTTTAAGACCTTCAGGCAAACATCTTGGAAGATTTTCAGGAATACCTCCTCCAGTTATATGTGACATTCCAAGAATAGGAAACTCATCCAATAAATCTTTAACTAAAGGTGCATAGATGGTAGTTGGATTAAGTAACTCTGGATGTTCAGATACCTTTATCTGATGACGGAAAGTAAGATAACGAATTAAACTAAATCCATTAGCATGAACTCCATTACTTTCTATACCAATAATTTTATCACCTCTCTTTATTAATCTACCATCAATAATTTCACTTTCTTCTACAACACCTGTACAAAATCCAGCAATATCATACTCAGTAGTAACTGCTAAATCTTGCGGATGCTCTGCCGTTTCGCCACCAAGTAAAGCACATCCTGCTTGACGACAACCATCAGCAATCCCTGCTACCAATTCTACAATCTTTGGATTATCCTTTACTGTTGGACAACAGATATAATCAAGGAAGTATAAAGGTTCTGCTCCACAAGTGATTACATCATTTACACACATTGCAACAAGATCTATACCAATATTATAATCCTTATGAAAGAGTGTTGCTAACTTACCTTTAGTTCCTACACCATCAGTACCAGAAACTAAAATAGGACTTTCATATCCAGAAGGTATTCTAATCATACCATTGAAACCACCAAATCCACCCAAGACCTCTGGCCTACGAGTGGATTTTACTTGGGGTTTAATTTGATTTACAAAGTCATTACCAGCGTCGATATCGACACCTGCTAATTTATAATCAAGTTCAATCCCTTCTTCTTTAAAATTAAGAGGGTCATCCCAATTTCTTTCAGTCATATACTCATAGCAATAATAATATTATATCATAGATATTCTTTTCTTGCATGGTGTTCTGGAACTATCTTGTTTAATTCCACTGTGAGGAGTCCATCTTCAAACTCGACGGATCCAATCTTCGTATCGTCGGAGACCGTCCAAACTCGTTCAAAGGAACGTTGGGCCAATCCTTTATGGATAAATTCTCCATCAACTTCTGTTGCTTCTTTCTTGCCCTGTACATATAGCTTTCCAAACTCCGTATAGACTTTGAGTTCATCTTTCTTAAACCCCGCAAGGGCGATTTCGAGTTTCGACTCATGATTATTCAATTGTATTAGATTATATGGTGGATAATTTGTTTGAGGGAAATCTGAATTGAAGAAATTATTCAGATATTCATCCATCCCTATGCTGTTCTTAGTAATCTTATCAAAAAGATCTGGAAGATTTGCAGCATGATATCTTGCTAAGTTGTTCATAGTTCTCCTTTAAAAGCGAGTGTAAATTGTGGACCCTTACGGCATCCATCTATATTTATACCACAAACAATAAAAAAAGGGGATGTTGAATCCCCTACTGGATTATTCGGTTTCCTCTTTCTTTCCTTTCTTACCTATATTATACTTCTGTTCTAAAATCCATTCACCCTTATCCTTATAAGATAATACTTTAATTTGATTAAGTGGAGCAATATCTGAAACAGATTCTGCCTTTACTACAGAAATTAAACCCCAATCAGAAAGAAGACGAGTAATACGATTTCGACGCTGAACATCATTAGCAGTAAGGTTAGCATGTTTACCATCAAGGGCAAATAACTCCTTAAAGTGTACAATAAAATATCTTCCCTGCTTATGCAGTATATGACATGATTGATATAATTTTTTTTCTTTTCTTGATGCTACACCAATTCTTGTGAGAGTTTCTCTTACCTTTAAGAAATCATCGGGTTCATTCAAAAGTATTTCTACCATTTGGTCTTGCGACCATTTAACTTCTGGCTCCTGCGTAGAAGTAGTCATTTCATTCCTCCAGTATCAAGTCGTTGTTTAATGTAATTAATTTGTTCAGGGGTTAATATTTTCAAAGCATTAGATGCTTTTTCGTTACTATAACCATAGTATTGTTTAATGATTTCGAGGTCTGTGACTTTATCCTTACGGAGCCAGGGACTGAATCTCTTTCTTTTCCTAAGTGTA